CTTCTTACCATACGGCATACTTTCCACGATTGACTCAAAATCATTATAACCTGAGCCTTTCATGTAATGTTGGAAAGGTACATTTTCTACGGTAACTTCATTACCGTCTACAGTCTTACCTGTATAGTTAATTACGCCTCGAATAATACGAGTTGTCTTAACTTTACCTGACCAGAACTTCTGATCATCCTCAGTCATTTGATTAAGTGACTTACGAGTAGGTTTACCACAGCGAAGAGTACCTTTCATATCGATAGGCTCTCCCTTACGGAAGTCAGTCATAAGAACGGTCTTATTCTGTACTTTACCTTTTTCATCCTGCTCACGGTATTGGAAATACTGTGCTAACACATGGATCTTTGCTTCCTGTGCGTATACAGGTTCAGCTTGGTTAGATAGAGATAGCGATCCTTTTTTAACATCGCGTCCTTGTTTATCTTCTCCATCATGGTTAATTTTAAGAAAATCAATTTTAATCTTCTGCTCTTCTTCTCCCATTAATTCTGAGAGAATGTTTCTTGTTTCAGCCTCATTAGCGAGTGCAACTTGGTTCATGTTTTTCCGAACTCCTGTTGTTATAAGTGGAACCTAAATCTTACATTAGTTAAGGTAACTAGTCAAACTATTTCCTGCATTTCCATCCAATTTTTTCCAGCCTCTATTTCTATGTCTAGAGGAAGGGATGGGGTATAGTTAAACCTACGTTGGAGATCGTCTTTCACGCCTTCCATTGCCCATTGTAATCCTGCAACAACCTTATCTTTTTCCTCGGATAAGAGATCCACCACGATTGAATCATGCACAGTCAAGATAAGTTTAGATTTTAAATTATGTTCACGGAAGTATTTAAGGGCTCTAATACAAGCTATAGGAACACAGTCTCCCGTAGCAAAGCTCTGTACTGGATAATTAACAACGGCTGTAGCATTAGTGATACGACCATTACCTAGTCTCTTTGCATTGGGGAAAAGGAACTCACGACCACTAGGAGTGCGAACTATACCATCCTTAAGTACCCCATCCATGAGCTGTCTATGCCAATCTTTAAGTCCTGCATATATGGTAAAATACGTTTTAAAGTACTCTTGAACGTGCTCTGGTTCTGACATACCCAAACCTCCATATAAGGGGGCGAAAGTATAGGCCTTCCCGGCTTGTCTCATATCTTTGGTAACTTCAGATTCTTCACATTGGTTAATAATCATCGCCGTTTGTTTATGTACATCTTTACCAGACATAATATCATCAATGATCTGGGGATCTCTGCTCAATTCTCCTGCAACTCTAAATTCAAGCCCAGAAAAGTCAGCCTCCATAATCTGATGCGAATTTCCGAACCTACTGACTATACATGCACGAACAGGAAACTTCTGAGATTTTGGTATATTCTGAAAGTTTGGATTACTACTACTTAATCTACCTGTACGAGCAACTGTCTGATTAAAGTTAGCGTGTAAGATGCCATCTTCTCTAACCCACGTTTTAATACCAGCAACAAAAGAGTTAAGATATGTATTTACTGCATTTAGCCGGCTAGTCTTTTCAAGATACTCTACAGCCAGATCATTACCTTTGCTTCTGGCTTGATTGATTAAGAGCTTGTTAGTTACCTTATCAACCTTAAAACCATTAATACTTGCGTAGCTAGGGTTTAGAGGGATTAACTTAAGTCCCGCTGTTTGTCCGGTAGATGTATATACAGCACCATCTCCACCACAGGTCTTACATCTAGGCTGGTTTTTATAGGGCTCACCTTTCTTAGTGAGCTTGTACTGCCGACCCGATCCATTACAGGTAGGGCAACATTCAGCAATTGTCTTTTTAATTACTTGAGTTGATGCTCGCACACACGCATTATGCTTAGTATTGCCATATCTAGGAGTAGGGAGAGGTTTTCCATTTACACCCACACCAATATTGAATAGCTGAGCATGTAGCTTTCTATCTGTTACTTCTCGAGAATAAACTATCTTTGTCTGATCTTGCCCTGAGTTTAGGTTAAATGGAGTATCCCCTAGAACATATCTAGCTATCTCTGTGAGGCGCTTGATAAGCTCATCCCTTTCAGCAATAAACTCAGCCTCAACCTTATCAAGGGCAGCTATATCTATATGGATACCATTACGTTCAATCTCTACTAGGAACTCAAGCATTTCATTCATGAGCTCTATGACAGGCCTTAGCCCAGAGTCCTCCTCCAGCTCATCTACCTGAGCTAGGAATATTTCTGCACAAGAGATCACATCTGCCTCAGCATACTCATCCACGATATCGTAAGGCATAGCCTCAAAACCGATACCTTGTTTAAACATGTCACTAACTAGATCTGCTTTCTTGTGCGTAACGCCACGGCGTATAGCCGTATTCTCTAAGCTGAGTGAAACTTGCTGAGCCCTTGCGAAAACAAATTCTCCAATCATAGTACACCATATTGAGCTACTGATCTTAAATCCTAGCTCTAATGCCCATATTGTATCGAATTTAGCGTTGTGCGCTACAATCAGATCTGCCTGATCTAGATCTTTCTGAAACGCATCCCTTCCATCAGGCTGGGGCTTCTCATTGTGGTTCCATACAAGCCTATGTACGGGGCCAACTATTCCATTGCTAATCATACACCACCAGACACCAACGCATCTGTTATCTTTATTAAATGGTGAATTATCAGTCTTTCCGTTAACGTCTTTTACTGTGGTCTCGAAGTCCCATACTAGAACTTCTCCTGTTAGGTTAAACATATTTTCTCTACTCCGTGTACCTTGATATTTGGGGATGTATCTTTGTGGCTATTGTGCCGTGCCATCCGCTTATTTTATTTTTAGAAATTGTAAGGTGTCGTATCTCATCGTCTGGCTCGACTTCAGTTTTACCAATACCAATTATGAGATCTGCTTCACTTGCTTTACCGATCTTAGATCCTTCCATCATAGTAAACGATAGACGGGTCTTACCCTCGGCTTCTGCACTGGCTTGAGAAACACCGAATATTGCACAGTTCTGTCTCTTAGCCACTTCTCGGATGCGTCTATACACTTCCCGTAGGCGTTCATGGGAGGCGTTGAAGCTACCTCCAATCGTAACCTTATCGGCCTGATCTATAAAAACAATCGAGGCCTCTTCTTTCTTTATATATCTTTCTATCTTATCTAGATCCCATTCTTGGGTGTCGATATACTCAATAAGACCTCTGGTTCTTGCATGATATATAACCTTAGCCTTTTCCGTGTCTTCTAATACTTGTTCTTTAGTCAAACCTGTTGCAGCTGAATATGCTCTAGCAACTGTCCTCCTAGTGGATTCTTCATTGCCCAGTATAACTACCTTATGTCCCTGATCTACAAACCCACCGGGGGCTAGGCATAGGCTAACTACAAATGCAGTCTTACCCGCATTAGAGATGGCGAATATAATTCCAAACTCAGTTCTTTGAATGCCGTAGACACGACGAGATAATGTCTCGATGTTAAACTTAGCACGATTAGTATTATCCATATCGAGCTTAAGTTCATCAATGTCTTGTGTAGTATTGGGGCCGAATTCATCTTCGACAAAACCACCACTATATTGTTCTAATAATTCCTGTGCTTTTTGAATTGCATAAGAACTACCTTCGGATATCTCTAATCCAATAGTAGCTATCTGCTTACCAACGTCTCTCTGCCAAAGCTTAGAGATAACATCAGACGCTACATCTGGATTATATTCCTCTTCCATATCCACTAAGGATAAAACATCCTCTATCTCAGCTTTTTCAGCTCGGGTGGATACAGGGTTCTCTGTCTCCCATATCTTCAACAACTCTTTGGATGTTAAATCGTGTTGGAAGGTTTCGTGAGCTCCGATAAGTACTGTGTATAACGATCTTATTTCGTCAGCGAATAGTTTTCGGTTTAATTTGCCCTTGTTCTGCTCGTAGAACTCATAATTTAGTAGGGACTTTAATATTGATGTATCTAGCATGGTCACCTTGTTATTTGCCGTTAGGTAAATAATAGATACATTAGTGAGAACAAAAAATAAACCCCCGATTTGTGATCGAGGGCTTTTTTCTTATCCGGTTCTTATTTTTAACTTCCGGAGATCGGGTTTTGCATCTCCCCGCCTCTCCTTTATATCACATTGGTAGTAGGAAACCCTATTGTTACCCCTCACCAAATTGTTCATGGCCTCTTCAAGCCTCTTCTGCTCTTCTGCAGCTTCCATATACCCCCCGGGTAATTCATAATCTATGAGTATAAGACCTCGTGCTTTCATTTATCTATTCCTTGTAGTTTATAGTCGGTACTAGATAGCTTCGACTGTTTAATAATATTAAGGTTAAAATATATTAAACTACAATTGGTGGGGCTAGAGTCGTGTTGCACCAACTTGAAACAGGACGGTTGTGGATGTTGCAAACAGCGGTTGGAGCGTGGGCAGCTCGAGCTTTATGCTGAGTATTATTTCTATTATGCTTACCGCAGATTTTATTACTGATATAATTCCAATAAAAAATACTTGATTGTCTCATTTTCTCACTTTCTACAAAACCTATAGTCGTTTGTTTTCTACATAGCTAAGTATTACATTACATTGCATATTTAGCTTCCATACTTCGGTATCTAAATTTTTAATATTTCTTTGGCTCTCGAGGTTCCTATACATTTGATGTCATCCTCGAGAAATATAACTCTGGTATTTACTCTTCCTTCTAACCTTTCTTTTAACTTTATAGCTTTTTTACTAGCATCCTTATCTAAGGCAATAACTACATTAGTAAAGTGGCATAGTTCAGCCTTCTGTTGAGTGCTTAGCACAGTCCCAAGCAATGCACAACCAGAAAAATCGGGCAACATGCCCACTACACAGGCAGAATTAACATCCTCAACTACGATAGCTGTGCTTCCAGAACCTACCTTAAGTAGCCCATAAATTCTCCCATATTGTTTCCATTTAGGTAAATCCCCCACTAAAGATCTACCAACAGCCCCTGATCCAGACTGTGAAAAGAACAAAACTCTCTTATCTGCAGGGGCATATTCTACTCTTATCAATCCTTCTCGATAAGCCTCAATACTATTGTTGTCTTCTAAATACTTTAAGACAGCTGGATGATTATCCGGTGAGGATAGTAATGTAGGGATCTCGAGTAGGGCTTTAGTCTGTGTTGTAGATACACCATTTAATTTCCTGCGTAAGGTATTGGTAGACATGCCAACAGTTTTAGATCCACGAACTCCACAACTAACCTTAAAACAATGCCAAAGCTTTCTACCATCACGGATAGCTATACCTAATGTTTTACGCCCCCCACAGAAGGGGCAATTGATATTAATACCATGCCCTTCTTTAACTATGATATTCTCAAGCATTTCTATTTGATCGTTGTATGTATACATGTAAGTCTCCTACCTGTACTAATACCTTAGCAAAATGCGTAGTTAGTTGTCTATAGAATAAAGTGGCTGTAAGTCATTGAAATCATTACAATACTATTACCCTGAAGGTCGTAGGTTCAAATCCTACTCCCGCAACCAAGCCTTATAAATAAGGGTTTTTATACGCTGTGTATTAGTTATTCTATTTTATTCCTCGTTATTCCTTGTTTTCATCTCTGCTAAAATGAAGTTACATCAGCTAAGGGTGGCTATTGATTCTAGCTCTTTCCGCAGCTCTTCCAATTTCAGCCTCAGACATTGGGGATATTTTAGAGAATGAACGGCCTTTAAGTAATGCTTCCCACGATACAGGAAATAGCTTCCACATCTCTAATGCAATCTTATTAGCCACTATACGGGTCTCTGCTTGCGTATCTGATGAGCATCTAAGATTACACATATCTGCCCATGCATCGAGACTACCGCTCCACCAAAATTCTGTCATGGTTGAGGCAGGAAGCGTCATTCTAGCCATCTCAGGAGCAACTTTTGCATCTAGCAAAGCTCTATATGCATTCAATGCCATGTAGGGATAGTCATTTACTATACACTGATCTAATTCACCTAGCGTAACAACACCGGCACTACCTTGCTTCTTATCATCACTACGTCCACGCCATGTTTTAGGTACATAGAACTCAGGATCCTTATCTACATACCTCCGACTGATTTCATTCCAGCGTAAGAACTTATGTTTAACCAGCTGCCGAGCTACAAACATAGGTGCTTTT